AGTAGTGTTTTTTTAGTGTGTAGATATAAAATACAACCTTAACTTAACCACTCCACCCTATCTTATAAAAAGTATTTGGATACCGTAGATATATTTCGTATATTATGGGTAACATAAACATAAAAAATAAATAATATGAGCAGAGATCCACAAAGATTTACAAGAACACCTTATTTTGAACACCCATCTTGGTTTACTGAACCTGTAATCGATGAAAAAGGTAGGGTAGTTGAACCCGCTAGAAACTTTTACTATGATAACAAAACTCGGGTTGCTGGGGAGAATCATGTTTTTATGCTTGAGGAGGATGTTGAAAGCCAAGGTGAGGAATCAGCGGTTATATTTGAAAAAAATCAAACGTTTTGTTTGTTTTTTGAAGATAACCCCAATAATACCTATAATAGACAATATGTTGAAACCATAGATAATAAATGGTATGATACTAATGCAGGTTTTAAATTTGAAAAAGGAGATCGATACAGATCCAGCAAAATTAAACGTAATATCGATTTTAATGAATTCTGTACGTATTTATCTGAGAATAAACACAATAAAGTGTTAAAACAGTTATTAACTAAAATATAAATTAAAATGACAAGTCAAGAAATTAAAGAACAATTAGATGCGTTGTATGAAACGTTTTCAACAGAACATGAAGCAAAGTCTAAAGCAGCTCACCAACGAGCTCGTAAGGCTATAGGTAGTATTAAAAACCTAGTTACTGAATATCGTAAGGCATCTGTAGCTGAAGATAAATAAAATATCTATAGAATACCTATTAATAAGGGGCACGTAAGTGCCTCTTTTTTTATTTGGAGTATCAATATACTTTTCGTATATTTATAACATATGATTGATAAAAATAACTTATTTAACTTATTTCCCCAACCTGAAGATAGAGGTAGGGTTGAAATGAATGATGATGAGATTGAAATCGAGGTTATGTCATCCACACATTTTAAGGTGGGTAAGTTTAAGAAGTTGATTGAAAACCATCAACTATTTTTTGAACACTTTAAACGTGGAATGAAAGAAGCAGATGCTAAGAACTATGATCACGAAGAAACCAAGAGACAAGCATCGTTTGTAGTTTATAATCGCGCTTGGTATTATATTAAAGATTTTGATTTAGATGATAAAGAAGATGTTTTAGATTTAACTTTATTTAACCCTTATGACTTAGCTTACGTACTCCAGTTAGCTATTAAGTTCCATGAGCGTGGAGAAGAGTATGAAAAGTGCGCTCACTTACTTAAAATCCAAAGATTTCTTGAGAATTGGTTAAAATAACTTGGATACCAGAGGAAAGTTTATTACCTTATAACCATATTAAAACACAATATCAAAACGTTTAGAAAATATATATAAACTATTAAAAATAAATAGTAACAAATATATAGAAAAACCAAGGTATAAAAATACAAAAATAAAACAAATACACTAAACTATCACACTATGAGAAACAGGGACCTATACGATCGCAACCTAGAAGGTATGCGAGCCAAAATCCAAATGGCTAAAAGAGCCGTTGAACAACAATATCCTGTTAAGGACTTTATTCAACTATTAGATGAAATTGAAAATCTAAGACAAGGTATTGATGATATGGTACAACGTGAACCGTTAGATGGCCATGAAATTAATAAAGTAAGATAATCAAAATAAATAAAAGTTATGGAGTTACAAGCAGAGCAATTACAAGCCAACTATGATGAGTTAATCTCGTATATTGAAAAATATATCGAATCACCTCGTAAAGAAAAAGTACTAGATTTTTACAAACAACATGAAGATAGGTTGATCCTATTACCTGCTGCTCATAAAGCAGCATATCATTCCGCATTTGCGGGTGGGTATGTTTTTCACGTTAATAACGTGATTAAAAACGCGTTAGTATCACTTGATGTATGGCGACGAGCAGGTAGTAATCTAGTTGATATCACGTTGGATAACGTTGTATTCTGTGCATTAAACCATGACTTAGGTAAACTAGGTACTAAAGATGAGGATGCTGTTTATCCATCACAAGATAAGTGGAGGAAAGAAAACCTAGGTGAGTTATATAAGTTTAATACTAATCTAGCTTATATGACTGTTCCTGATCGTTCATTATTTTTACTACAAGAGGCTGGAATACCTATGTCTCAAGATGAGTTTATTGCTATTAAAACTCACGATGGACTCTATGACGAAAGTAATACACCATATTTTAAATCCTTCATCCCAGAAAACCGTTTTAGAACACCTTTGGCATTAATCATACATGAAGCAGATATGAGAGCGGCTAGAATTGAGTGGGAGCAACAATATTTACCTACTATAGGAAAAGGTAACTTGGCTAAGCCAAAATTCAATCGTAATTTGAATACAAATAATAAATCAAAAGCATTATCATCTGTTAAATCAGCAGGGTTAAAAAATATGCTTGATAACCTATAATATGAATTTTCACCCAACAACACTATACATAATCGTATCAATTTTAGTTACTATTGTAATTGTTTTACTTTATATTACTCGTAATTTACTCATGAAAAATGAGAAATATGAGGACCTTGTAGAGGGGTATAGAGTGTTCATCCTTAGATTCCAGCAACAGGTAAAGGAATCAGACAAACGAATCAAAGAAATCGATTCGAAGGGTGCATTCAAATCAGATGATGAAGTAGGTTATTTTTTCAACGAATTAAAGAAAATCCAAGACTCTCTAACCAACTTCAGAGTCGAGGAATAAACCTACACAATGCCAAGAAAAGCAAAAAAGGGTAGTTCTAGATACTACTTTACGGACGAAACTGAAGACGCGATTGTAAGATACAACGCGTCAACTGATTTCGATGAACGATCTAAGATTTATGGTGAAGAAATACATTATGCGTATTTTAAACTCACTCAGAATATCATTCACACATTTAAGTTTTACTATACCGAAGTGGATCAGATTGAACATCTCCAACATGAGATTATAACATATCTACTTTCTAAAATACACTTATTTGATCCATCCAGAGGTGCTAAGGCATATTCTTATTTTGGAACTATTGTAAAACGTTGGTTGATCCTATATAATACTAAAAACTATAAGAAACGTATACAAAAAGTTGATGTAGTTGAGTTAGATAGAAACGATGACTTTAGATATAATCCAGGTGAAGAAGTAGTTAAAAGTGATTTGGATAAGTATATGGACTTATATGTTGAGCATGTATCTACAAATATTTTTGAGTTATTCCCTAAAGGAAACGATGCTCAAATCGCAGATGCTATTTTAGAGTTATTTCGTAAGAGAGAGAATATAGAGATCTTTAACAAAAAAGCACTATACATCTACATCAGAGAAATGGTAGACGTTAAAACACCTAAAATCACTCGCATAGCTCAACAACTACATACCATATTTAAATCAGAATATTTATTCTATTTGGATAATGGATACGCAAGATTTTAATATCTAATATTTATAATAAAATATTATGGGTAAGTTTGACGACAAAATATTCGGTAAGAAGAAGTTCTCCGATATACTCCAAGAAATCCACGAAAATCAAAATACTAGAGGTGCTCAAATCATAGGTTTAATCTCAGAGTTAAAACCATTAATCGAGGACATTGGTGATGCCACTTTGATAGTACCACTAATCAAAGAATATATGGAACTAGGTATCAAAAACGACGAAGTATTAGTTAAGATGGCTACTATAGTTCAAAGAGCAACTCAAAACAAAGGTAGTGATATTGAAACTACACTATTAACTGAGGAAGAAAAAGCACAACTTTTAGGAGAAATAAAGAACCTTCCCGAATCTACTAAGTAATGTCTACATTAGGATTTGCAGCATTAAATAATAACTTAAATCAAGTTGATGTATCTGGCTTAGCAGTCAAATCAAGTAACTTAGATAATACCTACCAGACCGGTAGAGTATTAAACGTTATATTAGATGAAAACTCAGATAACTTTGAGAGTTATGGTGGGTGGAACGGTATAGGTACTATTGAGTTTGAAGTAGTAAACTACCAATCATCAAGAGAGGGAGGTAAAACTATAGCAACCCCACTATTATCTAATAATAAAAAATACCCTTTAGTAAACGAGTTAGTATTAATATTTAGATTACCAGATACAGGTTTAGGAGTACGTACAGGTTCAGAGAAGTTTTATTATTTAAATACACTTTCACTTTGGAATCACCCACACCACAACGCATACCCAAACCCACTAAAACCACAATCAGACGAACAAACACAAGATTACACCCAAACATCAGGTGGGAACGTTAGACGAGTTAAGGATGGTTCAACTGAAATAGATTTAAACGGAGAATCAGGTGGAACGTTTGTAGAAGAAACTAACATACACCCTATATTACCCTTCGCTGGAGATGTTATAGTTGAAGGTAGATTCAGCAATAGTATAAGATTAGGTAACACAGCAAAAACCGATTCCAAATATGCTAATAACTGGTCTGAAAACGGAGATGATGGTTCACCTATTACTATTATTAGAAACGGTCAACCTGAAGACTCATCTGAGTTGGGATGGTTACCTGTAACTGAAAATATTAATAAAGATTTATCGTCTATTTATCTAACCAAAGATCAAAAAATACCTTTAGAGTTAGATAACGAGTTATATGAAGCCTTTAACGAAGCACCAATAACAGCTCCAGAATATTTAGAAAATCAAATAGTATTAAATAGTGGTAGATTAGTACTTAACTCAAAAACAGACTCAGTACTAATATCTGCTAATAAACAAATAGCAATAACATCTATAGGTACAGTAGGTATAGCATCAGATTCTGATATTAACCTCGCAGCACCTAAAGTAAACTTAGGTTCAAAAGATGCAGCACAAGCCCTAATCTTAGGTGATGATTTTATGCAGCAGTTCGAAGCACTATTAAAAGGTGTAAAAAACCTATGTGGTGCTTTAGAAATGGATCAAAATTGGCCTGGTGGTGCACCAGTACCTAATGTTCCCGTTAACGCAGCAGCATCTAATACTAAAGCAGTATCTCAATCTATTCTTAACCTAGTTAAAAACGATAAACTAATATCTAAAGTTAGTAGAACTGTATAATGGCAAACGACAAATACATTTTATCGAATGACTACTATGTAGAGATTAAAAAAATTGGATTTTCAGTCCAAGCAAAACTCTTTAATCCTTCTGGGAGTGAGGTAAGTAAAGGACCATTTCTTAGTACACTTGATCTTAGTATTTTAAACGCAGTTAAACAAGTAGTTGATGACTACACACCAACAGGTAGGGAAAACGACATTGATAACTGGATAAACGTTCCAACTGTAGTTAGGGAAGAGGTAGCACCAAAACCAACTAAGTTTCAAATAAAAGGTAGAGTAATAGATTCTATAACTAAAGAGGGATTAAGGGGGGTTAAAGTTAGTTTAGATAAATCTAACACAACCACCCAACCAGGAGGTGGTTTTACACTACGAATAACTGTCCCTGTAGGAGAAGAAATACCTCAAAGTAATATAGATTTTTCACTAAATAAATATGAACCCCAAGACGTACCATCCATAACTTTAGATGGTAAACTTAAAACTCGTATTAACGTTGTTGAGTTAAACACTATTAAGAAATCCTTAGAAAAAGAAACATCTAAACTTTTGGTTATAGATGAGAGTGATATCAATAAGATGAACTCATTTAATCTCAAATCAGCTGAGGCGATTATAACAGAAACTATTAATAAGGAAGTAAATAAAATAAACGAAAGATTAATACCTTTTGCTTTAGCTCTATTAGCACAGTTTGGCATAACTGCTTTAAACCAACTAGCAAAAAAATCATGTCCCTCTATAGTTGGGATACCTAGACTTATTAGTAAAAAAAATAAACTAACAAGACAGTTAAATAATATATTAAAAATAGCAAGTAAAGTAAAAACTATTTCTTCTATATTAAAAGCTTTAGTAATAGCCTTTAAGGTAGTTAGAAAAATAATAACAGTAAACCCTATACCATCAACTATAGGTTTACCACCAGGTCCAGCAGGGGGTGTTATTATATCAACTTCCTTAGGTAAAATATCAATAATAGAAGATAAAAAGGATAAACTTACTAAACTAATAGATAAGTTTGGTAATGTTATAGGTGTATTAACACCAACAACAATACCACTTGTATCCGTTTTAACTAAGGTATTAAACATACTAAGCGCAATAGATAGTTTAATAGGGGAGTGTTTAGATGAATCTAGACAAGCAGTAGTAGATGAGTTAAATAAAGAAGAAGAAGTAGATAAAGATCTTACAAACGGAGTAACTATCCAACCTGGTAGTTTAACTATCCAAGATGTTGATTTTTCAAAAATAAATGACTCTAGAATAAGAAGAATATTAGGTATTTCACCTACCGCAGACTTTAATATCCAAGACCTATTATCAGGAACTTATCTACAAGTACAACTAGATGAGGAACTTACAAATATTACTAAAGAATCAGCAGAATCTGGCACACCCATAGTTACTGAATATAACGGATTTATTTTAGCTGTAGAAACACAAGAAGGAGAAACCAATAAAGACCTAAAACGTCGCTATGCTGTTGGTAAAGATAGCCAAGGTGTGGTGGTAGTTAAAGGAGAACCATCATACGCTTCATCAGATCAAATACTAATAAACGAACTTATATTCACTATTGAACAAAACGATTTAAAACCAAACTAACGTTATATTTATAATCATATGAAACTAGCAGAACTTAAAAACACACTAAAAGAAGTAGTAAAGGAAGTAATCCAAGAGGAACTAAAGGACATATTGCTGGAAGCAGTTAAATCAAACAAGCAACCAGTATACGAACAAAAATCATATGCCCCACCTACAACACAACCAGCTAACCCCGAGGTAAAACAAAATATCAGAGAAAACTATATGAACGTTTTGGGTGATATGAAAAAACAGTTTACATCAGGAGACGTAATACCAACACAAGGTTTACAAGTAAATGGTCCTGTTGATACAACTTCACCAAACGGAAAACTACCTGAAGGAGAAGTATCGATAGATCAAATAATGGGTATAATGAATAAATAATGGCATTCGGAGAAAGACAAATATTTCCTAACGATTTACGACCTAGAGTCGCTATTGGTGTAGCTTTACCCTTTAGTGCCCCGGCTGTCTTTAACCAAACCTTTCAAACTAAGGATGCTATAAAGTATAACTTAGTTAACTATTTATTAACGAACCCAGGAGAACGAATCGCAAACCCTACTTTCGGAGCAGGTTTAAAAAACTTTCTATTCGAACAAATAGAAAACGATAACCTAGATGGTTTAGAAGAAAATATACAACAGGGTATAAACGAGAATATTCCTAACGTTATCATAGATGATTTAGAAGTAGCATCAAATCCAGATCAATATACAGTGACAATATCACTAAAGTATAGTATTGCTCAAACAGGACTAACAGATAACGTTGAGTTAACATTTCAATAATGGCAAAAGTAAAAAGAGACATATCGTATTTAAATAAGGATTTTGGTGATTTTAGAAATCAGTTAATAAACTTTTCTAAAACCTATTTCCCAACAACCTACACAGACTTCTCTCCAGCATCACCTGGTATGATGTTTATGGAGCAGGCATCTTATGTAGGGGATGTTTTAAGTTTTTATTTAGATAACCAACTACAGGAAACGTTTATCCAATATGCTAGACAAACGAATAACTTATTCGATTTGGCTTATATGTTTGGTTATACACCTAAAGTAACATCACTAGCAACTACACAACTAGATATATTTCAAATAGTACCTGCTAAAACTGTAGGTACAGGATCACTACCTGATTTTTCTTACGCTCTTGACTTTCCTGAGAATACAGAAGTTACAGGAGATGGTCAAACTTTCACTATACAAGATAATATCGATTTTACAGTATCATCATCTCAAGATCCTACACTAATAACTGTAGCACAAGTAAACGGTTCTACACCTACTTATTATCTACTAAATAAAAAACGTAACGCAACATCAGGTGATATTCAAACCACCACTTTTTCGTTTGGTGAACATCAAGAGTTTCCAACAGTTGATTTACAAGGAGAAAATATAGCTCAAATATTAGATGTATTTGATTCTGATGGTAACGAGTGGTATCAAGTTAGTGCTTTAGGACAAGATTCAGTTTATGATAAAATCAAAAACACAAACGTAAACGATCCTAATAACTCTAACGGTCAAGAAGATACACCATATATTTTACAACTAAAACAAGTACAAAGACGTTTTGCTACTAGATTTATAGATAATACAACACTCCAAATCCAGTTTGGATCAGGTAACGCTGAAGCAAACGATGAAGAGATTATACCAAACCCACATAACGTAGGTTTAGGTTTACCTTATACTCAAGATAAACTTACAACAGCTTATTCACCTACTAACTTTATTTTTACAAATACCTATGGTATAGCTCCATCAAATACTACACTAACAGTTCGATACATAACCGGCGGTGGTGTTGCGTCTAACGTCGCTGCAAATACGTTAACCAACGTTGACACTACAAATACGACGTTTATCCAACCAACACTAAACGCATCGTTAGCTCAATACGTTTTCGATTCTGTAGCAGTAAACAACGCTGGAGCAGCAACTGGAGGGGCAGATGGTGATTCAACAGAAGAACTAAGACAAAACACAATATCTAGCTATGGTACTCAGTTACGAAACGTAACAGCAGATGATTATTTAGTACGTACTTTATCTATGCCTTCTAACTTTGGATCAATATCTAAAGCGCATGTTCAAAAACCACTAAACGCTAACTCAAATACAACGTTAGAGATTTATACTTTATCTTATGATTTAAACAAAAATCTAAGAATACCATCATCGGCTTTAAAAGAGAATCTAACTACATATCTAAATCAATACAAAATGATAGGTGATTCAATCACTATCAAAGATGCTTACATAGTAAACATAGCTGTTGATTTTGAAATCATAACGTTACCTAACTACAACAATAACGAAGTAATACGTAACTGTTTATCAACCCTAATAGAGTTTTTTAACGTAGATAAATGGCAAATAAACCAACCTATTATTTTAAGAAACATAAACGTTTTATTAGATCAAGTAACAGGAGTACAGACAGTAAAACAAGTAATAATAACCAACAAAGCTGGTGTATCTGAAGGATATTCTCAATATGGCTATGACATTGAAGGTGCTACACAAAGTGGTGTAATATACCCATCAATCGATCCATCTATATTTGAAGTAAAGTATCCTAATAGAGATATTAGTGGTAGAGTAGTAACATTCTAATATGGCAATATATAAAATCTTTGCGGTAAACGACGCCACTATGTATAGTGAGTATCCCTTATTAAACACAGGGTTAGATGCTATGAACGAGTCTCGTAACTGGAAAAACCCACTAATAGATTTATCCAATCCAGTATATCATCCTAACTTATGGGGTGATGTAGGAGAAACTTGGGTTAGTAGTTCAATAACATACAACACAGAATCGTTAGAAGGGTATACTACCACAGCAGTATCTCGTTTCCTAATAAAGTTTGATCAAAACGATATTGATTATGTTTTTGATAACATAGTTAAAGAAGATCCTTATGATGTTCACTTAAAATCTTACGTAGCAACAGCTCAAGGTATAGCTCAAAACTCAAAGTTAGAGGTATTTCCCGTAGCATATGATTGGACTAACGGTACTGGTCACTATGGTAATAAGCCTGAAGTACAAGATGGTGTAACTTGGAAACAAAGAAACGATAACTTTTCCAACAACCTATGGCCTTCAAGTTCACTACCTGATTACCAACAATACGAATCTATTGATGCAGCACCAGGTGGTGGAGTTTGGTATACAGGTTCTACAAACCCAAATATAGATTT